TGGAAATCAATCAGGTATGTCAGATCCAGCGCTGCCGAACCGGTAATCCGGCTGCGTTGCCCAACGCCAGGCAGATCAGCCGATAGACCGATCAAGTGGGTGAAACTTTTAGCCCAGTCAAGCGAAGCTGCCAGGGCATTCGCGGTCGGACCCCCCACCAGCAAAATTACATCGTTTTGATTTGTTACGCATTTGTCATACGCAGCCTGAACCGTCAACAACGGCTCCGCAAAACTCTGGCCATGAGCGCTGTCGCTACCGGATTGAGGATCGACAACGAAGATGTTCGAATTAGGACCGCGCGGGATCCCCACCAGCGCTTGGAAGTAGATTGCGAGCTTCGGATACAGTGCCATGATGAACCTCCTAAGCCGTCAGGTACGCGAATGGATAGCGGGTCGCGCTGTTGGTGTTCACCCGGTTGATCTGGTTCGGCACGGCGAAGCCCAGCCGCATCGTCAGCATGATCGCCGCCATGCGTTGCTGCAGCAGGTTGTAGATGATCTTCCCGCCCGCATCCTGGATCACGCCCTCGGTGAATACCTCGAAGGCCACATCTGCGCGCACCGAGTAAGCCAGCTGCTTCCAGGCCCCTGCGATCATCTTTTGTGTGGCGTTGGTGATTCCCGTCTCAGGGAACCAGCATGGAGCTCCATCCAGCATATATCGCCCGGGTCCGGTCGGATCGGTGGTGAAGATCGGATGGCCATCTGCATCGCGTGTGCCTCGAATCGCCGATTTCATCGACAGATTCGACAGCACGCCATTCACTCCATATCCATCTTCCTCGATCTTGCTGAACACACCGCCGTCGCTCAGGAGTGCTCCGTACAGATCCGGAAACCCCGCCAGGCTCACATTGTGACCGGCTGCCAGGGCTGCTGTTATGATCGCGGCTGGCCAGGTGCCCGGCTTGTTCGTGCCGTATAACTGTGCTGCATCAATGGCTGCTCCCGCTGCTGTGATCATTTCCGGCTTCACTTCATCCCACAGCGGAATGGAGCCGTCCGAAAGCACATTCTTGCTCACCGGCACCACCACCGCCAGGTCTTCCGCGATGATCACCACATCCGTCCAATTCACTTCGCTGGTCTGCACCAGGCCGGTGTCCCCTCCTGGGAAATAAGCTGTTGCCAGCGCCGAAAGTACCGGCAACCGTTCTTCATACACGGTCATGTTGCGCAAACGCCGTCCCATCCGCATCAGGAACGATTCTTCCGCCGTCCCATTCAAAAGTTCGGTGCTCGTCTCGATCGGGATGATCCCGGCTACGTCGCTTCGTCCAATTACGTTGTTGAAAGGCATCTTATCCTCCGTTCAAAGTGTTCATCCCCGCCTTCGCGCGGATGAAATCGTCCATCGTGATTTTCTTGTCCGGTCCCTTGCCTCCGGATCCGGCATTGTTCGTGGATGTTTTCCCGAATAATTCCGGGTAATTCTTCTTCAAAGCCTCAAAATCCACGCTCCCGTCCCTCTTGAACAGGTCATCGCTTACCGCTGCCATATAAGCCAGTTTCAGGTTCGTCGCTCCGGCGCTCACTGCGTTCTCATAAAACGCATTCTTCCGGCTTGCCTCCTGCACCTGGTCTGCCAGCGCCACCAGCTGCTTCTCGTTCTCCGAGCCCTTCTCCGCCTTAGAAGCCGCCTCTCGCAGCCCCTTCTCCAGCCCCTTGGCTCGTTCCCGCTCGCTCTGCAGTGCGCTCTTCAACCCGCCGGTGTGGCTTTCCAGCATCGCCTTCACTTCGTCCGGCTGTCCAGCCACCCAGGTTTCAAACTGCAGGGACGCATGTTCATTGCTGCCATCACCAGCCCCGCCACCACCGGCGCCCTCGTCCATCATGGTCCTTCCAAATCCAATCCGCTCGAACATCTCGTTCTCCTTTTGGCCTCTCGCCGCCGTAGGGGCGTAGCAGCGCTACGCCCTTCCAAAAATAAAAAACGCCCCGGCACAATCACTGTGCCAGGGCGCTCATCTCCTGTTTCGGCCCCATCAACAAAACGGGACCTGCCTTATTTCCTTTCTCTCACATTGTACATCCCCCCGAATCGCCTGTCAATTATTACAGTTGATCTTCAACGATGTCACCATCGATTTCTCCCCGTTCGATCGCCAGCATCAAGGTCGCTTCTTCTTCGCTCATGCCCAGCTGCTCTTTCGCTAATTTGATTAACTGCGCATCTGTTAAATTCTGCTTTTTGCCGATCTCCGAAAGCGTCATTTTTGCCGGTTTCATTTTATCCAACCTTTCTGCTTGAACAATTCATCGAATGCTCTGGCGATTGGCTTGAAATCCTCATCGCTCCACTGCGATGAAAATTTCGCACTCTGCAGTACTTTCAATTGATCCAATAATACCGGGTTTTGGCTTTTCGTGGCGATATATTGGGCATACGCCCTGGCATAAATTTCTCTGGATCCCATCAAATAATTAACGTAATTCCTGTCAATCATTATGACATACGCATCTGCAGCTGATCGGTTGTTCACGGCTGCGTAGCGTGCCCAAATATTCTTCACCCAGTCAGTTTGTTTCGCCGCATCGATGATTGCTCGATTTTCACCGGTGGCCATGGCGCTCGCCCATGGAACATTCGCCGCGCTGTGATCCAGGAAATGACCTATCTCATGCGCCATTGTCAATGCCTGGTGATCGCCGGTCTTGGATATCGTGATTTTCTCAGCTCGCGAACCTCGATGCCAGAAAGCGCCATACCGCCCCTTGGCCGTGCTGACTGAAACGGGTAAATCAGGCAGCTGCCCATCCCCATGGACCTTATCGATCTCACCCAATATCAGGTCCGCCTGGTTTTTTACATTTTTATCCTTCACTTTGGTGAGATTGATCGCTTTGCTCACCGGCGCTCCAGAGGGTCCATTGCTCTCAATGGCAATGTTTCCGCTGATGTTCCCTGCTGGTGCCTTGCCGGTCGCGCTGCCAACTCCTGGCAAATCCTTATTTGGCGTAGGCATCAAGTAGCTGCCCCACACCGGGTCTTCATGCCTGCTCACCAGGTCGTCCAGCGTGATCGACCCATTTTGCCATGCTTCCCAGGCTGGCATCCCCATCATTTCTTGCTGGCGTGATTCATCCTGTTTTGTGAACCATTCCTTCCCCGTTTCCCACTGTGGCTCCGCCACGCCATCCACGATCGGCACCAGCCCGCACCGGCCTGCAGGATGTTCCTCGAAATCCGTCTCCACTTCGTAAATTTCACCATCCGCAAATAGGCACGCAATGCATGTCCTATCGCTCTTTGATGCGATCCGTTTATATCGTTTTACGATCCCGCTCGTCTGGTATGCAGTCCGGCTGCTTTCCCGGTATGCCCTCAGTTGCTCCGTCCTGGCGATCAGCAGGGATCGGTCCAGCCCGCCTGCCAGGCCATTCGCCATCTCCCGCGCTGTCTTGTTCGGGTTCCAGCCCTGCGCCATCGCGTTGATCAACGCCCGGTTCACTCCATCGATGCTGTCCCCGCTCGCAGCCGCCAATAACGTTGCCAGCGGCGATCCATCCGAGGTCAACCCCACCATGTTTTCCACAGCCTTGATCGGTGTTGTGCCGATAAACTCACGCCAGGTGTTAGGCCTTGCCGTGCGGACCGCCTCCACCGCGTTCGCCCATCCCGCCCTAATCAAGTCCTTCTGCCGTTCGCTGATCAACTCGCCTGCGTATTTCTCATACTTGCCAACCTCTCGCTGTGTCTCCCTCAGCAGCCGTTGGTACCGGTCCATTTTCCGGATCTGCTCCAGCGTAACTATCTTGCCCACCGCTCGGGCCGCCTCGATCTCCAGCGCCAGAGCGCTCATTTGCCCTTCCAGGCTGCGTTCCACCCCCAACCAGGTTCTGGCCATCGAACCAAATTGGGTCTCTTCCTTGGCCAGTAATTTCGCCTGGAACGCGCGTACCTGCTGCACGATCAGCGCCGGATCAGGCATTGCGATTCCCGCCATTCTTGTCAAACCGCTTCTGCGCGTCCAGCAAGCCCTGCGCCAGGCTCACTTGCTGCCGTTTCCCTTCCTCTTCCTTATCCTTCAGCATCTGCTCGATATATGCCTCGCTCTTGCCCTCATCCCGCAGCACCGTCACCAGCGGCATCGTTGCCTGCACGTTAAGCCCGCGTGTCTCAGCTTCCGTTCTGGGCTGCACTACCTGTGTTCTGTCGAACTCCGCTTCGATCTCGTTTGTTGGTACTACCTTGTTCGCGCTCGCAAACAGCATCAAAGCCGTCACGCTCCGCCACACCGGCTCGCACCGGTCAATCCGGTCCTGCGCCTTCTTCACCAGTGGCGCTTCCATCGCCGTCAACGCATCCCCGCTCAGGTTCGAACCGATCGAAAAGAAGTAGTGTTTCGGCGTCCTGGTGATCGACGATAACGAATTGCTCATCTGGTCCACCGCCTTCAGGTAATTCTCAAGCGGTGTGTGCTCAAACTGCCCCACCTGCGTCTGCTGCCCCACCCCATCCCCGGCCGGGATGTCCCAGATCTCGCTTGGCGCATTCTTCAACTTCCCATTCACTTCCACGTTGCTGATCACCCAGCGCTGCTTGAACGCCCCGAACTCGGCTGCCACCATCATGTCCGCCAACAGCTTATTAATTCCATCCTGGATATGGATCACGTTCGCCAGGTCGCTCTTCACCTGCCGCCGTCCCTGTCTGAAGTGGAATACAGGCACCACCTTAAGAGGGTTGGCAGCCGTGGCGTCGTTTCCCGGCATTTCCTCGAAATCTGTCCACTCCATCTGGTCCGCGGTGCCTTTCCTGCTGATGTAGTTCTCGATGCTGTTCGGGTAATACAGCGTCACCTGTATCTTCTCATCCTCGTTCACCCACCACTTCGCCGCCCATTTCTTCACTCGCGGCCTGGTCGGATCGTAGAACACCGCCACCTGCCTCGGATCGTTGTAATACGCCTGCCCATCGTTATCAACGATCACAAACGACTCACCGCCCACCAGCAGCGCCTCGTGGCAATCGTCGCTCTCCAGGTTCAGCTCGCTCTCCAGCCACAGATCCTTCCACTGGCTGGTCACGTTGCCGGGCACCCTGATGGATCGCAGGTTGATCCTGTCCTTGACCGAATCGACCACCACCGCGCACCAGTTCTGTGTGAACCTGGCGTTCACATCTTTGAAAATTTCAACCAGTCTGTTTGTGGCATATAGGATCGGCTGGATCCCATCGTAATAATCGAAATACTTTTTCTGCGGCGCCTGCTTCGCGCTCAATGTCGCATACGCCTGTTTCAAATCTGTAATCGGCATTTTCTCTCCTTCCGTATGATCTCATTGCGAGGCTCGCTGCTCTTTTGAGCCGTGGCAACCTCATCCCTACCCCGCATAACTCTTCACGCTCTTCTTCACAGCCTTCAACACCAGCCGCGTATAGCACGAGCTCGCCGCATCCACCTGGTCATCATGCGGTCCCTTCGGGAACAGCAGGTGCTCGTTGATAAATCCCTGGTTCCACCCGCCTTTCAACAGCACCACATTCCCGCTCTCCAGCCCCGAAGACCACGGGTCCGCCCGCGTCTCCTTATCCCCGCTCACCGGTTCGAAATGCGCCGGTAATCCCGCCAGTGCCACATTCGTGTCCCGCGCGCTGTCCAGCCCCGCCCCGGCCGGGTCCTGCTGGTGCCACAGCTGCGCCACCGGCAGTAGGGGCGTAGCGCTGCTACGCCCTTCGCCAAATCGCGCCCGCGCCGCTTCCCAGGCCTTCCTCATCTCCCGCCGCCTCTCGAACGTGGAAAACTGCCCAGTCACCACCTGCAGCACCCATACTCTTCCAAATTGATCCACAGCCATCAACACGCCCGCGCTGTAGTCTCCGCTTCCACCGGTCGCCGCCTGGTCCCAGTACCACAACGCCCTTACAAACTTCACGTCGACAGAAATCTCGTTCTCCACCTTGAACCATTCGCGCTTGAACATCCCGCCGCTGCGCATGAACGGCATCTGCTGGTACAGGCTCATCCAGTTGTAAGGGTTCATATTGTCCCGGATGCTCTCCAGCGTTTCCCGGCTCAGCATCTCCGGACACAGCGCCTCGCCCGGGCTGCGCCGCAACGGATCAAGCAGCGGAATGAACACCCCATCATTCATCAATGCCTGCTGCCCGACCTCATCCCGCGGATACTCGCTTTCCTCCAACGCCAGAGCGGGCATGCACAGGATCTCCCACTTGTCCGCTCGCGGGTTCGTAGCCATCGCCCGTATTTTCCTGCCTGCCAGGTCATCCGCGTTCCACCT